TTGCGGGCGGTAGGGCGGTTACGCAGGTGCGCTGGCACGTCAGCGTAACACCGGTAGGCGAGGGCCGCAGCCATCGCGGAGTCGTCGTGCATCCCGTCGGGCGCAGACGGTGTGATTTTGCCCGCTGGGATCGAAAGCGACTTGAGCTCTGCGAGGGTGCTCTGGTCGAGCATCACCACGCTCGGCAGAGCGTCGCGCAGCGCTTCGAAGGCCTCCAGCTTCGAGCTCTGCGTCGTCACCCAGGGCTTGCCCGCGCGCTGCCATAGGTTGTGGTAGCGGCAGTGGTGGAGCTCGAGCAGCACGGCGTGGCCGTGGTTGTTTGACTCGCAGAGCACGAGGGCCTGGTTGTAGCGTGAGGCCACTTCAGCGATTTTTTGCGCGAACTGAGCGGGCGCGATGGTGTTGTTCCTGTACACGTATACAGGTTGCCGCGTAGATACCGAGACCACGCAGATCGTGGAGTAGTCCATCCCGACGCCACCTGACGGGTCCGCGCCGAGCACGTAGTTGTCCCCGGCGACAGGCGGCTCCAGCTCGAGGTGGTAGGGCTGGCTGACGGAGTACGGCACGGCCGTGATGCCCTGCAGCGCGTCGTAGTCGTAGTAGCCGCCAGCGCGCAAAATGAAACAATCATCCATACACGCTGGGTATTCGCGGCGGAACTTCGGCAGTGTCAAGGTCGCAATGCGTTCACGCCGCCACGCGAGCTGCCCGAAAGTGAGCCCGTAGCGCTCCTTCTCGACTGCCTCTTCCGGCGAGATCTCGAACTCCGGCAAGTCGCCGAGAGTGTAGTCGGGGTACTCCCACCACCAATACGTGTACAGCTCCCACCCGTTCTGCGGCGCACCCGCCACGAGCCGGTGGAACGCGTCACCCGGCACGTTGACCGTGGATTCGACCACAATCACGCCAGTCGCGCCGACGGTTGCATCGACCTGGGCGAGGTTCTCGTCGGCGTCGCTGTAGAATGCAAATTCCGACAAGTGTGCCGAGTTGAAGGCAAAAGATCTTGTGCCACCTCTACCACCTGTAGTGTACGCGGAGACCCCTGCGCCGGTGTCGGCGTAGCGCATGTCGGTGACGTTGTCCGTTGCCATCTTTCGCTTGAGCAGAGCCGGAAGTCCGCGTACCCATCGCTGGTCTTGGGCGCGCAGGTACTTGGCGCTTCGCTCGTGAAAGCTGAGAACAGCGTGCACGTCGGGGTCGTGGGCGATGTACGCCTGTCGCATCCCCTCGGCGCGCATGGCGGTCGAGATACCCACCTGACGCGCCTTGACCACGATGATGCGCTTGTGCCCAGACTTGAGAAGTTCGAGAAAGCGCCACTGCGCGTCATTCGGCGCAAAAGGTACCTGCTGCTTCGACGTCTTGTGCTGGATTTTGAGCAAAGAAAAGAAGCTTTTCTGGTCGCTCAGCAGAGCGGCCACGTCCTCACGCATTGCCTTCGGCACTGACGCTGGGACAAAAGTCACTCCCCCTCCAGCTCAGTGCGTGCTGTGAGAGCGTGCTCGATGCGGGATTTGGCGATCTCGACGTACTCAGCATTCAGGTCGACGCCGACAAAGCGCATGCCTTCGAGCATCGCTGCTTTACCCGTTGACCCAGAGCCCATGAAGGGGTCGAGCACGAGGCCGCCGGGCGCGGTGACCAACCGGACGAGGTACCTCATCAGGTCGGTAGGCTTCACGGTGGGATGATGATTGCGGCTCTGTGCCTTTAATCGGTCCCTCGCGTTCCCGTCATCGTCAACCGGCATCGCTCCACCCATGCCGCTCTGATGCGTTACCAACTCCAGCCCCTCGCACCCCTCTTCGCGATCCTTCCGTGACGCCTTTGCGCAGTAAAAGAAGCGCGCTGCGGAGCCGGTGTCGCCGTACTGCGGCCCCGCTGGTGTGCCGGAGCTGGGCGACCAGATGCCGCCTTTACCTCGCTCCTTTGTTTCTTTGCCAGCCTTGCTCTGCGGGAACAGCCCCACCACCTCTTCAGAGCCATCGTGGATGAGGTTCGCGGGCCAGCGTCCACTATTGTTGTCTGTCTCGACGGGCTGCACAGTCCAAGCAACGTCATTATGTCTTCGTTGCGTGATGGGCCACACACCCTTGTCAGCACCCGTCCCCACCCTGCACCCTTCGATGTTGATCGCGCCCGTGCCGTGCTTCAACACGTTCTGCGCGACAGTTGTCTTCATAGGTTTTTGTGCGACGATGATGGGTTCCCAGGCGGGTTTGAGCGCGGTGCCCCAGCCTTCATACTCCGCTTTGAGCTTGCCACATCTCGGGCACGCGCCACGTCCGTGTAATGCTCCTGCATCCAGTGTTCCAAATGACTGCTGAACACCTTCAGGTTCTCCGGCCTGTTGTCGGCCCTGTTGTGATTGATATGGTGTACCTCCTCTGTATCCGTCAACGGTCGTTCCAGCATTTGCTCCGCAATCAATATGTGCTCCAGCACATAGCCGTTGTGCCTCGCCCTCGGATGATCCGGCTTCCGAATCATCACGTACCCCTTCTCCGGCTCGATATACCTGCCGCCTTTCCATGCTGGATTCTGCATGCCCGTCATTTTCGCCGCTCGCTTCGCAATCGCGTCCGGCGTGTGCAATTGACTGTAGCCCCGCAGGAAGTTGCTGCATCGATGTGAACATGCTTTCGTTGTGTTCTTCGCCAGCACTCCTGGCCGCCTGTAAATCGCTTTCCCGCAATAGTCGCATGTCGTGTTCGGTTGCCGGTTTTCCATGTTGGCCCTCCTTTGCAGGCTGGCTGTATGGTATCGCCTTTCCTTGACAAGTGCAACACCCGGCGCGCCTCAAATTGAATCCTTTGCTAAATCCGGTGCCGTAGACCCACATGATGCAATCGCGGATCTCCCAGCCCGCGTCCTCGATGGCGCACGCCAACCGGTGAAAAGTTCTTGTGCCGCCGAAGGCGAGAAGGTGGGCCCCAGGCTTTGCCGCGCGCAGGGCGTGCGTCCAGAACTCGACCCCTGGAACGCCTTTGTCCCAGGCTTTGTCCATGAACTCAAGACCGTAAGGTGGATCGCAGACGATCGAGTCAAACGTATTTTCCGCGTAGCCGTACCCGACGACCTCGCGGCAATCACCAGTCCACAGCTTGTACGGTTTGTTCATTTTCTCACCGCCTCTAGAACCGCGCGAAGCTCGAGCACATCGGCACTCTCGCCCTCGTCGGATAGCACGTCTAACGCTTTTTCGACAACCCACCGCGCCGTGCGGCAGGCCTCCGCTCCCATCGGTCCGCCGTCGAGCACGCGCCGCAGGACGTGCAGCGCGTCGGGGATCAGCTCGATGACGCCCTGCGCTGTCTCCCCGCGAGTGTATGGATCCATACTCACTCCCGGGTCTCGAGGTGGAGGAGCAGCTGCGCCGCGACCCCGACCCGGCCACCGGCGTGAGCCAGGGTGCGGGCGTCACACGGGATGCGAGCCCATAGCGCCGCGTCCGCCAGAGAGTAGTGCCGGTCGCGATGATGGGCCACGTGGGCTGCGACGGACTGGATGCACTCGCCTTCGGGTGCCAGCGGCAGCCGCAGAGCCTCGCGCAGGAGGCCGAACACGCGCCGCTTCCCGTAGCTCGTGTGGCGTGAGGCCTGCCCCGGACCGTAGGGCGAGCGGAGCAGCTCTTCGCGGAGCTGAGCGAGGTCGAGGCACTGGCGGACGTTGTAGCGGTTCACGCCGTGATGCGCGTGCAGACGGGCAATCTCGTCGGTGTAGTCGTAGTAGGGCACGCGCACGGGCCAGCGGTCGGCGGCCACGACGTCCGGCTCGTCACCGAGGCGCACGAGCACGACTGCGACCTCGACAGGCACGACGCGGCCATGGGCGTCGGTGGCGGCCGACGCGTCCCAGACAGCGACGAGGGTGTCACGCTTTTTGGGCGGCATTGGCGGCGGCGAGGAAGTCGTCGAGGGGCAGCTCGATCGTGCGGATAGAGCCGTGTGCGGAGCATACCCGACGGCGGAGGATGGCGTCAGGGTAGTGCTCGGCGAGCTCGCGCGCCCCGGCCCAGCGGACGGAGGTGGCGTCACGGGTCTCGGCTACGGCGGTCGAGGTGAGGCAGTGCGGGCAGCGCATACCGGTAGTCTAGCACGCTACCGGTAGCGGCGCTACCCTCGTCAAGGCTCTTTATGCCACAGCCCGTTCTCGTCCATGTACGCATAGTCGTTGTGCTGGCCCAGTAAGTAGTCCAGCGGGACCGGGCTCACCACATAGGTGGTCCCGTTGTTATCTACCTTTCTCATCACGGCCATCTGCAGAGCATATTCGCTAGGTAAGAAGCAATATCTGGCTTCCTCCCGCCAATCGCTGTCGATTAAGAGTTTTGCAAAGGCGTCCATGACCTCGTCAAGACGAGTCATCTCCGTGACTAAATGTGTTACAGTTGTTTGTGCGTCTTCGCCGAAATCTGCATCAATACAGCCATCTAAGTCAGACATGCTGTTTAGCGCATGCTGCAAAAGTTGTTTCTTGCAGAAAGACCCGAACCAGAAGTCGGTGGGGTTGATCGAGTAGCAGTAATAGATTTCACTCATGCGAACCTCCAGTAGTCGGGGCGAGGCAGTGCGGGCAGCGCATACCGGTAGCCTAGCACACTACCGGTAGCTGCGCCACCC